GGTCAGGGTACAGCTCGTGGACCATGTGCTGTTGTTGAGGCGCTCTTTGTTGGCGCCGCTCTCCATCCTGTCCTTACCCTGCGCTTCTGAAACGTCGAAGATAAACTCCGGCGCCCACTCCATGTCCTTGCGGCTCTTGCTGGTGATTTCGTCAATCAGCAGGGGCATACTGTTGAGCAGCCCCAAGCGGTTTTGCATGGCTACGGGGGATGTGCTCTTACTGGTACGGTACTTGATCGGATGCCCCCACACGCCAGCCTTTAGCTCCAACGTCAGCGACTTACCCGTACCCGACTCGGTTGAGCCAATGTGCCAGACAAAGCCGTCATAGTCTGTGAAACGCATTAGGGAAGACCCGAACGAGTCCAGCGCAATTGCCAGCATGGTGTTCATGTTCCGCTGAACCAGCAAGTCCCACGGCTTGCGCCAATTCTCTAGGCTACCTGCGTGGTTGGTATTGCGATTGATGTTCTCCAGCCCGGGCATTGGCACCGTGGTCTCGCGCCCGTCTTTGGTAAATACTCTGTTGTTATAGACGAACGAGCCGTCTTCTTGCCAGCCACATTGGGTGGGTACTGTGATTGCTTTCTTTGTCATAGATGCGTCCTCTACTGCTCCTCGAACATAGTCAAACAAATTGTTGTCATTGCCTTTCCCGAAAGACGCAATGATGTTTTGAGACGCCAAGACTTTGACGGTCTCATCTTTGCTGACCACCGCTTTTTGTGGAAGGATGACCGTTACCGCCCCATCGGGACGGTTCGCCGCTAGGTGAACGATGTGCTCCCCCTCTTGCTTCAGAATATCCACCACAAATAGGTCGTACGGCAGGATGGGCGTTTGCTTCTTGGTCTTGTTACCCTGCGCGTCTTCAATCTCTACTTCCTTGTACACGCCGCCGTTCTGTCCATAAGTGAACCCACGGGGTGCGTGGGGGCGGGTGACCACTTGTTGCTGTGCCACCGGAGGGGCAACGTCGATTGCATCCTCAATCTCATCCAACGGCTCTGGTGGCGGGGGTTCGTGGTTTAGGACAATTTGTTTCTCAGAGTCGTCAGTCCGAACCACCCGCCCCAGAATCAGGGGGTTGGTAATCTTGCCACGGTGCGGACAGGTACCGCAGATGCCGGGGTTTTCGCTATCGAGCTTCTCGCAGGAATACGGACCTTTAATATCTATGATCTTCTGGTGCATCCGCTCGTGGTCATACGGGTGCAGATCACTTAACCAGACCGCATACCCGGGTCCGTCTGAGCAGCACTTAGTCCACGATAGGAGCGCTCGCCAGATCGGCTCTTTGCCGTCCTCTTGGGCGTTCTCTACGTAGTCCCGAAGCTGTCCGCACCCAGTACCGGCGACTGTCTTGTCCCAGATTTGCTCGAAGCTGGTATCGGCGTTGTCCAGCAACTTGACCTGCGTAGCGTTGGGGTCTCGCTTGGGACGGGTACCGCCAATATCCATCATGCGATTGGGGAGCGGCTTAAACTCTTCCCGCAACTGTGAATCTATACAGTTAGCCAAGTCTTCAAACTCAAACCGTCCTGCCGTAGACATCAGCTTAACGGGACGAGGGGTGCCGTATTTCTTCTTGAAGTTGGTTGTGCCGGGGATACGCAGAACACGGGCGGCGTCAGCCGTTACCGCCATGTCGATCTTCATACCCTCTTGGACGCACAGCCGCTTTAACTTCTCAGCAACAGGTTTCCAAACACCTATCTCTAGCTCTTGGGTCAGGGGCCAGTAGCAGTGAATGCCGCCACCAGAAGCCACCACCCACGGCGCACCAAACACGTCAAGTCCAGTCTTCTTAAGGAACGCATCGAGTGCCAGAGCTGCCGCCTTCTTTGTGGTGTACCCGTCCATGTCGATGAACAGGGATTTGATCACCTTGGCGTTGACAGCCTCTCGCTTGCCCGGCTCTTTGAACGTAGCCAGCGCAAAGAATATGTCGGCTTTTTTATCAAGCCAGCGGTCTATGTGGGGTTGTGCTTCATTTATGCTCTCCAGAAATTGATGTTCTTTTCTTATTGTCAGTTCCGCTACGCAGTAGTGCCCGTTACCCGGGGACGGCAGAACCTCCGCTAAAAACTCAAGCGGCGTCATGGCAGTCCCTTTGATTAGTTGTCGAACAGGTCTTTTGTGTGCGTGTCTTTTACTTGACGGGGTTGGTCTGGGGTCAGCGCCAATCTAATAACCAGCTCTTCTACCCACTCTGGCGGGAGGTTTTTGAAGCCTTGAATCGTTGCGTAGTTGACTAGTTCTTCGTTTGTCAGAGTGCGCGGTTGAATGCCTTGCATGCTTTTCTCCAAGCCTCATCGGCGGTTGTACATGTTTGAAATATGCTAAGAAGTGTCTTAACGACTGGACGGTAGGCAACAAACACCTCCCCGCCATGAAACCAGTTGTAGACAGATTGCCGGGTAGCTCCAGACAAGTCTGCGATCTTTGCCACAGGAAACTCCAGATGCACCGCCCACCTCCCGAGCTGGTTACCCAGCGTCTTAGGCGCTTTCTTAACTGCTTGTATAGTTTGTTGTGAGTAAGCCATCGTAACGGGGGCCGAAGCCCCCTTTCTCCTTATTCGTCGTCCCAGTCATCTACCATGTCGGCTAAGGATGCCTTAGCAGTCGGCACGGCGCTTGGCTTCTTGGATTCCTTACGCACGGTTGGCTCGTCGTCATCGTCTTCCACCTCTACGGTGGCAGCTTTGGCTTTCTTAGCCTTGGGTGCGGGAGCTTCTTCTTCCTCTACTGGGGCGTGGCGGGTACCTTCGATAGCCAAGGGCTTAGATACTACACTATCCTGCTTGGCAACCGTCATAGTAATTGCCCGAATAGCGGCATCTGATTTGCTTTGCTCTATGATCCCGGGGCGCTCGTCATCAGTCAGCCAGCGCACGGGCTTGAAGAACAGCTTGGGGCTCTCTGACTTTGTGTCGAACTTCATACGGGTAACGAGTTCAGAGGGGTCGACGTTCTGCGCAACCAGATAACGGGCGTATGCCTGCAGGGGACGCTCCTCGCCGTTCTCCTCACCGAACACGCTCTTAGCTGGCAGAGTTAACTGCATGACATCGCCTTCCATATCGTTGGCGAGCACTACGGCAATACGTTGCTGGTAACGGCAAGCGCGGGTATTACCCTGACCCGATCCAGCGATGTTCTGGACACACTCAGCGCAACGTGACGCTTGGCGGTTCTCTGCATCAGGGGAGGGCTTCTCACCATCGGGCGACCAGCAGTCAGGCGCAGAGACAGTCGCCGCATCGTAGCTCTTGGCGTAGAACACACGGCTGACTTTGGGTGCGGCATTCACAATCACTACGTCAAGATAGCGCTCGTCAATTGCAGCAACTTCTTTACCAGAAGCCAGCAGACGGAAAACACCACCTTTGATAGAGATGCGCTTGCCACCACCGCCACCACCAGAGCCACCAGCTAGCGCCTTGGCAAGGTCAGACAGTTCGCCACGGTTCTTTGCGAACGCAGGCAATTTTGATGGGTTAAAAGGAACAACTTCACTCATTTCACTTCTCCTTAGTTTGAGGGCTTACGGACAGAAATCGAATACTCAGTCAACGAGTTCAATCCGGGGGGAACGACGCCGGGGTTTTCCTCAAGGAACGTAGCCATGTTGATCTGCGCAACGCGCTTCTCAAGCAAGTCTACGGCGTCATGTTCCATGATGAATTGTTTAAAGCTATCCCAGTCGTTAGTGCTGTACCTTGTGTGTTTAGCCAACGATACGGTGCCGCTGTTTGTGCGCATGGATGTTGTACCCAAGCGCAGCATCTGATCTTTCATGGCAATTTTTAGCTGATCTAGTTTGCCTTCTAGTTCTGCAATCTTACCTTCGTACTCGCGGCTCAGGCGTTGCTTCTCGTCGCGTATCTTTCGATACACCCGCGCCAGCTTATCCATTGGTATTTCTGCGGATTCTGCTTCTTCTGTCATTTGCTTCTCCTTGTCTAATGTTTGACATCATACAGGTTTTCTGTATTCATGCAAACGGTTTTTAATTTTTTATTTCACTATCGAACAAACTAACGAGTAACGAGTTGTCATCAACTTTGCCACTCATCGCCTTGAACAATTTCTTCTCAAGCGGACTTGATTGTATATGCACCACGGTGACTTTGTCTGAGTCCTGCCCCTTACGATCTGCGCGTGCAATACATTGGATGTACTGTTCAACACTCATCAGCGGACCAAAGAAAACAACAGTATCAGCGGCGGTCAAAGTGATGCCGTGTGCGGTTGCTTGAGGTTGCATGACAAGTACGCGTATCGTGTCGGTTGTCTGGAAGTCGTGGATGATCTGACCACGTTTGCTCGCCGACACATCGCCATGAATCTGCGCTACCCCCACGCCATGCTTGGTCAGGTGATGGGTGATTGTGTCAATGCTAGAGCGGAACAACGCAAAGATAATAACCTTGCGGTCGGTCTCTTCCAAAATCTCCCCCAACACATTGAGGCGCGGCGCGGCATCAAACTCGACAACCTCTTTGTCATCCGTGTATGCGGCGCCACACGAGATTTGTAGCAGCTTGCTAACCGCAACGCCAGCGTTGACAGCACTGATTACTTCACCCGCCGCCTTGACCAGCATCTGCTCTTTGAGCATGTTGTAGTACTTGGTTTGTTGCGAAGTCATCGGCACCTCGCGCGTCATGGTGATAACTGGCGGCAAGTCAAGACACTCGGCTTTACTAAAACGTATTGCTGGTTGAAGTGCGTCGAACACAGTATCGCGAGCGTTGGCTTTTGGCACCCACTTGAACTGCGTAACTTTGTACATAACCTTGTCACGCCACGCCGTGTAGAACTTAGGCACCCCGCCGGGATTCACGAGCTTTGCCAAGCCGTACGCATCAACAGGCGACTGCGATGCGGGCGTACCCGTCATCATCCACAGATAGGTCTCGGGCTTGATGATTGACGCCAACGCCTTCCATCGCCGCGTAGATGGGTTCTTGTATGCGTTAGCCTCGTCAACGATAACCAAGTCAAAACGACCGTCATTGTTGATCTCGTTTGCAATCAAGTTCAGCCCATCGTAGTTGGCAATCACGATCTCGTAGTCGCCCTGAATCATCTCGATGCGCCGCGCAGCTTGCGCATGGTGGGCAACAATAGCCGAGCGATGAATCACACTGCTGTTTATGTCACCCATCCACGCGCTGTGCATGATAGACAGCGGACACAGAATCAGCACACGGCGAACCTCGCCACGTTGCATCAAGTAGTCAGCCGCCCACAACGCAGACAGCGTCTTGCCTGTACCGGGGTCATTGAAACAAAACGCACGACGATATAGCGTCAGGAAAGCCGAGGTCTCTTTTTGGTGAGCCATTGGCGTAAACCTCCCGGGCCAACCGTAGCGTCTTGTGATTGGTGATGGCGCATGCTTCACGCCAAGGTTGCGAAGTACTCGGGTCTCGTCCAAGCCCCAGTAAACGGCAATGTCATAGATGCCGTCTTTCTCCGCAACTATTCTGTGCTTTGGTATGACGCTGTACTTAGACGGATTGCGAGTCCGCAAGACTAGCGCCTTGTCATTTACGATCTGCATTGCTTCTCTCTTTATGGTTTGCGGCACACGTACTTTGCGCGGTCCGTCAAAAAATGTTGTTGTATGTAACCTCTTTGCCTAAGTCTGATAAATGCGTCATAGAAAAAGTCATCCTGATTGATGGTGTCTTGATCTACCCACGCATCTCCGAAACGTACCAACCAGAGATCGGCTAGTACGTCAATCGGCACGTCATCATTTGACGGAGCCGTCTGCATTCCTTTTATATGATCGGTTTGCAGTCGCGCTCTTAACTCGAATATTGCTTCTAGTTGTGGCGCCGCCTTTTGAAAGGGGCCGTTTGTGATCGACATCTTTGCCATCTCCTTTATGAACGAGCCCTTCTTCTTCCATCATGCGGCGCGCTTTGTTACGAGCAGCGCGTTTCTTTTTAACTGCGGGTGTCCCATCGTACTGTTCGTACTCTTTTTTATAGGGACGGGGTTTGTTTACGTAAGGCATTTTTAGTCCTTAATGATGCGGGTTAAATTCACAGCCCTTAACTTGACACCACTTACACAGGGGCGTTTGGTTAGGGTTCCAAACATTGTTCTCAAAGCACGCCTCTAGTCTAGCGGTTCGTTCACGATAACGCCACCATGCCGCGTCTTTTTGATCGCGCGTCATCTGCATCTTGACCATGCTGTTCTTGACAATAAACAACAGGGCGGAGTTGACCTTGCGGATATGGGGGTAGTGCTCAAACACCATGATGGACATCAGGATTAGCTGGTCACGATCTGGGTACTTGTCGTTCCCTGTCTTCCAGTCCACCACCCACGCCGTCAGGTTGTCGTCGTCAATGATCAGCATGTCGGCTATGCCCCGTACCCACACGTCCTTGGCTTTCCAATCGGTAGGCTTCAGGTCTACGGTGAGCGCCATCTCCTGCTCGGCTAGCTTACGTCCCGGTTTTGCTAACAGCTTGTCAACAACTGGCTTGAACTGGCTGTGCTCTGGCGGTATCTCTTTGCCGTCCCGAATGTATAACTCCAAGGACTCGTGTACTTGGTTTCCGTAACGTGTTGCCTCGGTCTCTTGGAACGGGTAGTTCTTCAGAACTTTGACCTCATGGTAGCGCCTAGCGCACCCCTCAAAGTCTTTTAGGGAGCTGTGGCTCCATGCAGGTTTTTTCATCAGAACTCCGCAGAAAGGATGGCGTCATTGAGACGGCGAGCAAAGGCGGTTACAAACTTCTCGTCACGCGTCAGAGGGTGGTGCATGTCGTGCAGTATGGCGTGGGTTAGCTCGTGCCAGAACGTCTCGCTACGTTCTCCGTCTGCCAGTTTGTAATTCAGAGCGTGGGTTGCCACATCAATAACCTTTTCCGTGTAATCAATCTGACCTAGACATTTGGTAATCTCCTTTGGCTGATTGATTGTGTATATTGATTTGCCAACCTCAATAGTTTTTGGTAATAACATTTGCTTCTCCTAGTTTTTAGCTAATCCATATCGGCGGTGTGCGCCACCGTCAGCGTCCAAAGGTATGCCCAGCATATACTTCGGCTCCATAGTCATCTGCGCCAAGACCCAAGTCTTCGCGTCAGACACTTCTTCGTCTGGTACAACGGCGATTAACTCGTCGTGTACCGTGCCCTTGATGGGGTATCTTTTCCCCACTCGGAGCATCCCATCCGTCATAACGATACGCGCTGTTCCTTGAACAATGTTGTTCGTTATCTTGCCCGGATAGAGCTTGGTAGCGTCTGGCCCGTATACCCACTGGCTCCTACCGTTGTCATCTTTAACCTGTCGTAAATTCGGATACAAGAGCCGCATGCCGTTAGGCAATACGATCTCCTCTTTTCTGAAAGTGATACATTTATACACCACTTCTTCGCCGCCTGCAAGCGATTTAACAAGCAGCTCTGCGCACATATTCCAGAACGATACGACAGGCCATGCGGTGCTCCGGTAGATGTCGATGATCTTCTTTGCCGCTACGGCATGTGTTAACAAGTCGTCAATAGAACAGGTGTGCGGTATGGCTTCCAGCTTCTCAACGTTTTCTTCGTTGTCGACAAACTTCTCCACATAGTCCCGATCGACGCCCAGCTTCTTGGCAAAGTCTTTCGTGTACATAACTGGCGGTGCGCCAAGGAAGCCGGTCAGTAACTGCGCCGCAAAGGATGCCCAGCCCAAGCCATAGCCACAGCCCAGAAGCGCCGACTTAGCAGACTGCCGAAGATCAGGATGGCTCTCTTTGGTCATCCCCGGAATGTTGAACATCTGGGCACCAAACGCCGCGTACGGGTCGCCGCCTTGCTTAAAGATCATAAGCATGTCTTCATAGTCCGACAGCCATGCCAGAACACGAGGCTCAATCTGAGACAAGTCACCAACAACTAGCTGGTGCCCCTCTGGTGCCATGATGGCTTTGCGTAGGAACGAGCCGCGCTTAAGGTTCTGCATGTTGATGGCGCTGCCCTTGGATGCCGTCCAACGCCCAGTCGCCGCTCCGTAGTAGCTCAGAGGCACAGGCAGGGGTCCGCGCTTACTAATGTCGAGGAACCGTTGGGCTCGGGTACGCTCGGTTGTTGACTTCACCGCTAGGCGAGCCTCACACAACGCTGACACATCTTCGTTGTCTCCATTGAGCAGGGCTTGGAACAGGGCATCGTTCTTGGCAAGTGCCAGCGTTTCTTTGCCTGTTGTCTTACTGACTTTCTTTGGTGGGGGCACCCCCATACTGATCAGGATGTCAGCAAACATCGGGTTGGATGCCAGCTGCTTTTCTTCTACGCCAAGACGTTGCAGTAAACCCTCACGGCGTGCTTTCTCGTCAACCAACGCCTGCTCAAGCATTGCGCTATCCAACTCAAGCATGGGCTCGGTGTACATCTTGAGCGTCATGTTGACCAGTCGTAGCTCTGACGCAGGGTATCCCACTGCAAGCCGTTTGAATATCTCTTCACAGAGAAAGACATCGTGTTTGCAGTATGCCGCAAGTTCTCCCTCTGTCTCACTATCCAATTCACGCAGTCCATTGGTCGAATGTACGGCTTGCCCTTTGTCGGGAAGACCAAAAGCGTTTGCGAGTTTCGCGAGGGAATTGCCAACCTCCACGCCGCGTAAAGCTCGCGCCATTGATAGGGTGTCGAATATGAATGCCGGGGATACACCATACCGCCATCCCAGTATTGACACATCGAATTGTGCGTTGTGCGCAAGCACTGCAGTTCGTCCCCAATTGATTCCAGAAACGTACTCAGGTATGTCGCATCCTCTAACCCATTCAATTGGTTCGTCGCTTCCGTATACATGGAAGCAAGCTCCGAAGTCTCTAAATTTTTCATCGCGTATGTACTCCTCCGTTGTCATCTTGCTCAACGTAAAGGACTTGCTGTCCCAATACGTCTCGAAGTCAACAGTTATGATTTGGTCGAATGGCTTACTCAATTCATCATCTCCTTTGGTGGCGCGTCTTCCATCACGGCGCAGTTGAATAGCTCGTAGCCCTCGCTAATGAGTTGCGCTATTTCTAGTTCGTTGGCATTGACTGCCATTACAGACACCGTGTCTTCTCGGTCGATCAACCACACAGCTTTTTGGTGCTCGGTTATGCACGCGGCTAAGATAGCGCACATACCCGCGAAGCGTTCTTTGTCGTCTTCCGGCAGCGAGTCGAAGTTCGCTATTGATCGCTCAATGATCTCAAACATTTTCATAACTTGTCCAGTATGTCCGGCAGCTCTTTGATGTTCTGCTCGTTTATAACGACGGCTGTGCCGCCTGCGGCTTTGATACGCTCGAGGTGTGCATTTTGTAGCGCGGTGGTTTTGCCTTTGCCTGCCTTAGCTTCTATGGCTAAGAAATGACCGTTCCTACAACAAAGAAAGTCTGGCACCCCGCTGTTGCCGTAGCCTGTGCCGATGGGCATGGCGTAGTACGTGGCTGTTGTATCTAAAATTTTCCTGATCTGTTTCTTGACCAGTGCTTCCGGCGTTGACGCCATGATTGTTCTCCTGTTAACAAGTTAATGGGCGGGAGGGAAATGTAGATTCGGCGCCCTCCCGAGCTTCGCCGTGGGGAGATCGAGTTACTGCTGTATCGGACCGCCTGAAGGTCTTGGTGGCACAGTAACTACATTCAGCGTGCTTGAGACATCTACAAGGCCTATGACTATTCACTCACACGCTGACCAACCAGGCTCACCACCCTGAGCCGGACGTTTCTTTCAGCTTCTGCATGTAGTGCAGAGCTTTGTCTGCGTCAGGACTATCTTTCCTGCCGTGACGCAAACTGTATTTGATGATGTTGCCTTTTAAGAACCCAATGAATTCCTCGCGGGTCAACACCGATTCCATCACAGCCCACGGTTGTATGGGCATGTCTTTGTAGTGTGTGCCGCCGTATTGGATGTCATCGGCACTCGTACCATTTGATCCCTCAGTAAGAGCTTGCTTATCCGCGCGTATCGTATTTAGGCGCTCGTAGTATTTCAAAAAGCCTTCCATGCCTTGCAGTAAAGCTGTGAATTCCAAAGCCCCGTAAAGTTTGATCCGGACCTCTCCGGCTTCGACAGTTTCACCGTCGATTTTTACGTATATACCGGCACCGCCAAAACCTTCTGTATTCAGCGTCAAATAAGTTTCTTCGCTGTTACCGCCTGTGTTGTCATTCGTTATGCAAACGTTAAGAAACCCCACATGATCCGGCACTTTTTCTGCTAGATCGAAGTTAATGAAAGGTTTAGCTTCGGGTTGATTAGTCATGTTGTTCTCCTTAAAATGGTGCGTCTTCTGTGTCTTCAATACGCCGCTTTGTCTGCATGCGTAATCGGCGCTGTACTTCCTTCTCGCTCGGTAACGTCTTCGGAAAGGGCCAAGTGGCTGAGGGCGTAAATGTGCTCGAGTTTATGTCGGAGTCGTAGCGCTTCTGTGACTGCTGCTTCGAGCCGTTGTTTGAGTATGTGGTTTTCACGGATCATGTCTCCTAGTTGTAGGTCGAGTTCACGTTCTTCTTCACTCGTCATAGTCGTCCTCCTTCATATCTGCTCCGTTATAAGCATGCCGTAGATAACACCAAACATAAACGCCAAAACCAGCACCCAAGCTATCGTCTTGCCGATTGTATAAATGATACCGTGATAATCCCAATCGTCCTGAAATTCAGCACGCCAGTCGATCGGTTCTTTGGTTGTTAATACTTCTGGTTCTGGCGGTGTGTTCGCCGTAACCCTTCTTACTTCTTTGTTGGTTGCGTTAAATTCTTTCTGAATGTTCGCTGGTAGTCTCATGTTGAATCTCCTTTTTCTTTAGATTGGCGTACCGCGTATCGTTCTTAATCGCAGCGACTGTCTCCAATGTACGAAACCGATGTTCGTTTGCACACTCATAAGACCGTCGCTTGGAGCCGTCTGATCTGGTACGTGTTTCTTTCACTACTGTCCAAGTTCCACACACGGGGCATTTCACTTATCAAACCTTTCTTCCCTGCCATCACGATACCGTAGTGTGTTACCGCTACGGCTTGGGTACTTCATGTGGTCATCCGCACCGAGGCGTGTAGCAGGTGCGCTCAGTTCGTGTGGGTGGTAGCTGCCCTCCATCGGTTTGAATGTGCGCTTCGCCGCAACGGTTAGTTCTTCTTTCCAGCTATCCCACATGGTCTTGGGTTTCAGTACTGTGTTCATGCTTTCTCCTGTTATAAAACCATCATTCGTAGTAGTTGTTTATGCCTCTGCTTGTCACGGTACCGCTTATATACTTCTGTGCGAGGTATCTTCTGCCGACGAGCATCTTTGCCTTCACCTAGTTTATAAATCTTGGTAACGTCACGTCCTCGACTGTCTTTCTCCCACATAGTTATGTGCGCGGCTTTCTCCATGTACAACGCTTTTGCATAAGACAGCACAGTTGCGTACGCCAAGCCAGTCATATCAGCCAACTCACGGCACGTATACGTACCTTCCATCATCAGCTTGACCAACTTGGCGTAGTGAGTAGGGTTAATTTTCATCCAAAGAACCCATTGAGTTGATCGAACAACGCTTTGGCTTCAGCCAGACTGATGTTCTTCATGACGTAGTCAGCAGTCAGCATGGTCGGATGCGGTGTTGATTTCTCCACCGTGGGCATAGCGCGCGGCAAAGCAGCTAGCCCTGCTTTCTCTTTGCGTGCGTACTTACGCTTAGTGGTACGTTGGTTTGTTTTGATCGGGGTGTACGCGTTCTGCGCGGCATACACGCGTTTGGTCTTCTCGTCTTTGCGGATCATCCCTTGCTTGACCATTTGATAGATCAATGCGCTGATGGTTGCCTCGTTGTACCCGTCTCGTGCCAAGACTCTGCCTGCTTGCGTGGCAGTACAGCCGGGCGTTTGCATGACGTAATCGAACGCCGCTTCTGATGCAGATAGTTTTTGCATTTGCTTCTCCTGTGTAGTTACTGTTGTGATTTCTGTCGGCACGCCCTCATCATCGACTTGCATCTGATTGAAGGCATCACGTAGTTTATCGCCTAATATTGACATACTTTTTCTCCTTTGCAATTAGGGTTAGAACGTAAATTTATCCAAGATGCTGTCGACATTCTTCTTAACATCTTGTCGTATAGCTTCGTTCTTACGTAGGTCTGTTGGTGTGACGCCAGTAAGTACTTGCTCCAAGTGAGCCCGACTACGCTCAAGGTCAGGATCATTGACAACGTTGAGCGCCTTGGCAAGGTCGCACAACTCCAACGCGCCATCCACCAACGTGTCATGGAAACGTCGAGGCTTGGCTTCACCCCCAACGTAGTCCGTAGTCAGTCGGTCAGACATACGCGCCAAGTGGTCACGCAAACGCATACGAATGTCAGCCATCGCAGAGTCAACGCGCTCTTTGGTTACACGCTCGAGACGCT